GGGCATCGGGATGACCTGTTGGTGTTGAGGAAAACGTGTTGGGGGTGTCGGGTTCGGTCATTGTGATCGTCTCGTGCCATGTGTCGGGGCGTAGTGCTGGGGCTTTGCTGGGTCGGCCTTTGAGGTGGGGTTTGTCTGCTCGGTAGCGGTCTACTTGGTCTCGTAGTTGTTTGAGGTCGGAGCATCGTTTGTTGCCGCAGGTCTGTTTGGGTGGTGTTGGTTCTGGTGATGACGATTCGGTTGGGCCTGCCATCATGGGTTGTCCGCAGACTCGACAGTCCCAGAGTTGGACCTTGACGTAGATGGTTTTGTTGATGCGTCGTCCTGAGGCGGCGCATGGGATGGAGCAGTACTTGCCTCCTCCTCGTCTGACGTTGCGCCAGTCTGGGATGAACTGGGTGTTGCAGGTTTGGCAGTTGGTGAGGTCTGCTCCGACGGTTGGGGCTTCGCGTCGGGATTGGATGCGGAGGGCTGTCTTCCGGTTTACGTACCGGGCGCCTCGAGCGCCGTTGCATGGGGCGCAGCTGCCGACGATGTTGGCTCGGTCGTAGGGGTCTCCTCCTCGGTCTAACTCGACGAGGTGGTCGGCTTGTGTGCTGGGTCGTCGGTGGCACCAATGGCAGGTGGGTTCTTCGGCTAGCACTTGGAGGCGTAGGGCCTTCCATCGGGCGTCTCGGTAGATGGGGTTACGTGATGCCATCAGCCGATCCCGTCGCCGTTGCAGTTGGGGCAGGTGACGATGGTGTCGTCGTCGATGGTTCGGCCTTGGCCTTGGCATTGTCCACAGAGCCTTGGCTTGGGTATCTCACTAGATGCCAACTTTTTCATAGTCTTTACTTGTTCAGTCTTTACTAATACGTCGGCATTTTCCCCGTGAGGATAATCCCCCTGAGGTGAGGTGCATCCGTCCACAGTTTGCACAGGCTTTTGCACAGGGTTGTCGTAGACGTCGATGTCGTACTTCCAGCGTCCCAGCGTGTCTTGATAGCGGCGTCGCTTGACGTACCCGGCTCGCTCGAGTTCGGTCATGGCGGTCCGGATCGCGTCGAGGCCCTCCTTCTTGACGGTGGCGAGGTGGGCTGTGGATGTCTGCCAATGGTCGGGCTTGGACAGGATGTAGACGAGGACGCCAGTCGCCTTGAAGGAGAGCCGGTCGTCGTTGATGACCTCGTTCCGGATGACGGTCCAGTTGGTCTCAGGTCGTGGGGTGCGCCGGATCACTCGCCCACCTCCCGGATGCACGAGTTGTCGCTCGTCCAGACGTTGCCGGACTCCACGATGACTTCCCAGCCTCGAGGGTGCACGGGCCTGATGAACAGGACACGACACCAGATGGTGCACTTGTCGGGGTAGACCTCGAGCGGTCGGATCGGTTGTTGCCATGGATGGTTCATTGTGTGCTCCTTGATAGTCGGTTCAAGATGACTGCCATGTCCGAGGGCCTCCAACAGTAGGCCTCGGCTCCAGCTGCGGTCAGGGTCGCCAACCACAGCTCCTGCTCGGGGGACAGTCGGCCCCGTGCAGACTTCAACTCGGCGAACACAAGGTCGCCGGACGCTCGACGTGCGAGCACTAGATCAGGGAACCCCCTGTGCCCTTGCAGGGGGGTAGCCCAGACTCCGGGTCGGATCTGGACGTTGCGAGTGTGGTGGACGATCCAGCCATGCCAGTTCGCGGCCTCAATGACTGCAGACTGGAACTCGGCCTCAGGGCCTCTCACTCGTCCTCCATGCGGAGGATCTCCATGTCGTACAGGTCGGCCTGCTGGACGGCGATGAACTTCTGGCCCTTCTGCCAGTAGTGGTAGCCCTTGTCAAGCACGTCCTCGAGGGACATCCATCCGGCGAGCCGGACTGCGGAGCCGGAGATGATCGCCAGCACGTACGGCGTGTGGCGGTCACGCTTGTCCCGTTCAGCCTCTTTGACGATGAGCTTGCCGGTGCGATACCGGGTGGAGCGGACCTCAATGTATCCTCCGACGTCGTAGGCCGACGGGCTGTCGGGGCCGGTCCAGTCGTAGCCGAGTCCGGCGGCGCAGGCCAGTTCGCCCATGCATCCGTCCACGTTGTAGCGGAGCACAGTCTCGAAGCTGAGGCCGTCCTTCATGTTCTTGCGTCGGGTGGCGTCGACGTAGGACTCTGCCCGGTAGACGGCCTCCTCTTGGCACTCCAGCATTTGGGCCGGTGACAGTTCGATGATCATCAGAACGGGTGCTCCGTCTTGAGGCGGTCGATCTCGGCTGACGCTTCACGCTTGGAGAGTGCTCGAGGGTCGCCCTGGTACTTGAGCGCGCGGAGGAGCTTGAGCTGTGCGTCGGAAGGGCCGTCGCCGGTCGGGGCCGGTGCGCCGCCCATGCGGTCCACCTTCTGCATCTCCTCACGTGACGGTCGCTTGCCAGCCTGCAGGGTCCAGTTCGCAGCCGCGCGCCCCAACGAGCTGGTCTCTGCGTTCTCGATCCACGACGTCTGGTTCACGCCACGCTCCGTGCGCTCCTCGAAGGCGTAGCCGGTGGCGACGGGGTGAGGATCGGAAGCGTTGCGGTAGATCTCGGCCTTGAAGCAGATCCACGTCACGTAGTCCCCTGCGACGATCTCGGTGTGAATCCGGCCGTCAGGGTTCGCGGCCCAGAAGAGGGCGAGACGCTCCTCGACGGTGGCGTACTGGGACAGGTCAAATCCCACGGCGGTCCTCCGATCGTTGCTGGAGCCGGACGAGGTTGTGGAAGTGCTCGGCCTTGTAGCACTTGAAGCACCACACGGACCATGAGCCGGGTGACCAATGGAAGATGTCGTCACCCTCGAGGAAGGTTTGGCATCGACAGCAGGATCCGGCGGTCGGGCGCTCCAGCCGGTTCCGGTCAATCATTGAAGCCTCCGAGGTTGAGTTGCACGATGGTGTCGGCGGTGGCCTTGGTCATCGTGGACGGTGCCACCTCGAGGCTGTTGAGCACGTAGGCCACCTCGTGGAGGGCACGGCGCAGCTGCGCGCGCTCCTCACGAAGTCTGTCCAGCTCCATCGTCAAACGAACAATGATCTCATAAGCGCTACCTAGGTTGACTTTGCCGGTCATCGGATAATCCTCTCAGTCGGGTTTTCCGACACGGTAGCGGATGGGTGTCTCAACGTGGTGCATCCGTGATCGTTCGCGCTCTGTGGTGCCACCCCAGATGCCCGGCAGGGACCGGTCGGGGAACGTCATGGCGTAGGCGAGGCACTCAACACGCACAGGGCAGGCCTTGCAGACCTTGATGGCCTTCTTCGCGTCAGCTGCTCCGATCCTGCCGGGCTGTGGGAAGAACATCTCGAGGGGTAGGTCTTGGCAGTCGGCCTCAACCATCCAGTCCGGTTGGAGGACGTTCAGCACGGGCGGCTCCACGGCTCCCATCCACAGCCACGATGGTGATCGTGCCATCGCCAGATCTCGAGGGCCATGGCGAGGTTCACGGCTGGCTCGGTGATGCGGTCCCACGAGCCGAACAGGTGCGCGGTCTCTTCCTTCCACACTTGGTTGATCTGCATGGGGCCGTAGTCGTGACCGTTCCAGCGAGGGTCGCCGGGGATGATGTTCAGGCAACGGGACTCCTGCCACATCTCCTCGAGCACGTTCACGAGCTCCTCCTCGGGCCAGCCGACCTCGAGGACGAGCGGTGCCCAGATCTGGCACGGCGTGTCAGCCGGTAGGGCCAGCTGCGCTAGGTCGGCCTGCATGGCGTCGTGCGCCGTGACGGTGGTCGTGGACCCCTGTACGGGCGCAGGGGTGCTGGTGGTGGTCGGCGTGGAGGGGACGGGCGTGATGACGACCGTCTGCGGTGTCGGCTCGGTGACGACTGCCGGTGCCGTCTGAGGGTCATCCTTGGTGATCCGGTGGACGATCTCGTTGCCTGCGATGAGGCTCATGATCGCGAAGAATCCGAGGACGAGATAGTCCGGGAGGGTTAGCTTCATTTGGTGCTCCTTGAGGTCGGTCCGACCGTGGTCGGCAGAAGGTGTCTCCTACGGTCTACCGACTCTGGGAGCCGATGTCAGGGATGGAGAGCCTTCCATGTGACGGGGCCGACGACGCCGTCCACGATGAGGCCTCGAGCCTTCTGGAAGGTGCGGACGTGCTGGTCGGTCACTCTGCCGAACTTGCCGTCGGCGGTGATCTTGAGGGCCTTCTGGACGGAGACGACTGCAGGACCCTCTGAGCCGACCCGTAGCGGCTTGCCGGGGTACGTGTGGGCCGTGGGGGCCACGGGGGCCGTGGAGGGCTTCTGAGGGGCGTCTGTGAGCCTGTCAGCGATCGGCGTCGAGTCGGACCATTTGGCTGAGGGGGGCGTCTCGATGTGGAGCCATGCGTCGCCCTGTCCGGGGGAACGCTTCACCCAGCCTCGACCGGCCTCCCAATAGCGCTTGTTCTGGTAGTCGTGGATCCGTTGGATCCCAAGCTCCTCCGAGTAGGCGATCAGGAACGGGAGCACCTCGGCGTCGATGACGGTCCGGTTGGTGAACCCTGCGTCGAGCGCAGCTCCGAACGCATGGGAGGACCATGCGGTGCCGCCTCGGATCGGACGGCGGTTGTAGATGCCGAGACTCTTGAGTCCCCACCGTTCGTTGAGGTACTTGGCGAGGGCCTGCAGGTTGGGGGACGCTTCGGCGTGGCTCGCTCTGGGTTCTCCGGCCTTCTGCCACGAGAGGAACTTGGTGGCCTCGGTCATTACTGCGGTTCCTCTGGCTTGTCTTTGTCCTTGAGTCCGTTGGATGCGAGGACGCCGGACAGCGCTCCGGTCATGAACAGGACGAGGGGGTTGAGGGTGGCCCACGCCGACTCGTCGTTCGGGGACACCTCAAGCGGCTGGACGACAAAGAGCAGGCCGTAGAGGAGTGCGCCGACGGACATCATGAAGGTGAGGCCGAGGCAGATCCCGATCGCGAGAATGAGTCGGGCCTTGATCTCCGAGTTCGAGTAGCGCTTCATGGGGTCACCTTGCATCGAGGAGCGGTCGGCTGGGTCTGGCAGTTATCTCGGGTCCGGTCGTTGCATCCGGTGACGAGCCAGATGGACACGAAGCCGAACAGGAGTGCGAGGACGGCGAGGCTCTTCACGGCTTGTCCGGGAAGGTGACGGTCGGGGCCGGTGTCCAGTTGGAGGGGAAGTCGCGGAGGGCTTGCCGGTAGTCGGCCCACGCTTGGCTGTCTACTGGTGCGTCCTCGAGCTGTGTCCAGTCGGACTCGGCGAGGAGCCGGTCACGGTGGCGTCGCATCCGAGCCACGTAGGACTCGTCGGGGACGTCGGTATCGCCGGGATGGAACAGGTCGTAGGTCATGGTTATGCGGCCTCGTAAGTGAATGAGTAGCGGATGAAGTCGCTCGCACCCCAAGCCCACGGTGCCGTGTTGCCGACGAACGTGCCCTCGTACATCATGTATGCCCGGGTGGTGGTGTCGGAGATGAGGGAGCCGACACGCCACAGCGATGTGCCGTCGTACGCTTGCCAGTCGCCGATCACTTCGCCAGCGAACCGGGCGGTGATTGGCAGGCTGACGTAGTACAGGCCTGATCCGGCGGCGGTGCCAGCGGTGCCGAACGCGACTAGGCCGATTCCAACCACCACTTTTTGGATGCGTCCGTATCGGCCTGCCGTGGAGCCGCCGGTGCCCAACGTCGGGTTGGTGATTGCTGCGGTCAGGGCCGGAGTGAACGATTCCCATGCGGCCCCGATTTGGTTCATCGTGGCGGCGGTCAGGATCTGTCCGCTTGAGAGTCCTGCGGTGTATTGAGTTGCCATTGTTATCCGAGCCTATCTATGTCGAGTCTGTCGGTGTTGAGAATAAAGCCATGGTTGTCGGCCCAGTTGCCTAGCTGCAGGGTGACGATCGTGTCGGACGGCGTGACGTTGATCGTGCGACCCTTGACGATGCAGTAGGCGGTCTGCGATGCCGCGCCGGAGCCGGTCCACGTGACCACGAGCTGTTGCCAGAGGCCGTACTTGATGCTGAGCAGATACCGCCACTCGTCCTCGGCGGCGTTCTTGGCTTGCGACTCGACGAGGCTGGCTGAGGTGCGGAGCTGTGTCGGGCTGAACCGGCTGGTGCTGTACCGGTTCACGAGTCGTGTGGCGACCTCGAGGGACACGGTGTCGGTCTCGGTGAGCGTTGAGGTGTACTGGACGGTGCGGTTGCCGTACGTCGGGTTCGTTGATGCGGTGGCAGTTTGGGTGGTGGCTCCGGTGATGGATCCGGCGATTTGTGCTTGGGTGATGAGCGTGTCGTTGTTGAACTCTTGAACGAAGCCGTCGTCGAGGAACGGGAGTTTGTTGTCCACCACGGAGCCTGCCGGGGCGAACTCGTAGGTTTGCCGGTTGGGGCTGGCGTTGGAGCGTGTTGTGGTTTGTCCGAGGCTGATGATGTTGTAGTTCGTAACGCTCGACGACGACGTGATGTTGGTCGCCCACGTTACGTCGTTGACGGACGGGATCAGGTACGTCTGGAGGCCATCAGCATAGGTAGTTGGCCGAATGACTTGTGCAAATGCGAGGCCTACTATCGGTTGGGTGTACGGGTACTCCGAACTCACAATTCCTTCGGCGTTTGTGCCACCGAGTCGCGGGAACACGATGCCATTGCGATCAACAAATTCGTTGTAAAACGTGTTGTACGCTTTTGCACTTTGTATTGTGAGTGACCCGACCGTTTTGGCGGCGACGGTCAGTCCGTCCAATGCGGTGATGGTGACGGTTGAGAACACGCCGTCGTCCTGAAGGCTGAAGTCCACGATCACGCCGTGGAACACGGCCTCTTCGGTCTGTGCGCCTCCGACGTCCGTGAGGACGTTGATGTACATTCCCTGTGAGAACCAGTCGGTGCTCGAGTAGGTGCCGCCTCCTCCGGGGGTGAGCGCACCGTCTTTGTTGAGCAGGGTGATGACGGCCTGCCCTCGTCCGATGACATTGACGTCCACGGACTGCCGGACGTTCATCGACATGACGCGCGACGTGAAGTCGGTCCGGCTGGCCTCCGGTCCGATCTCAATGTTCCATGTCGTGTTGATTGCCATCGGTTATCGCCTGATGCTCGACGTGGTGTTGATCGGGACAGAGCCGTTGTTACGGGACCATTCCTGTAGAGCTGCGACGACGGCGTTCGGGTCGGCTGAGGTGACGGTGACGTTGATCGTGTTACCGCCGAGAGCATGGTTCGGGGTGACGAACCCACCGGACGATCCGAGGGTGAGGAGTTCGGGGCCTTGTTCGCCGACGAGATAGGTGCCGCCTGCCGACACGGGGCCTCCCATGGCACGACCCGGGATGCCGAGGGTGCCGAGGAACAAGTCGGTCTCGGTCATCGCTTGGACCGCTTCGGGAAGGCTGACGCGTCCTCGGCCTGTCTTGATGATCGCCATGAGTTCGACGGCTCGCTCGAGCTGTCCGGTGTCCACGAGCACCTTGAGGGTGTTCTGGTCGGCGTTGCTCATCTGGACGGTGGTGGCGAGTCGAGCGATCTCCTCGATCAGGTTGGCGACGGCTTCGTCGTATTCGCGGATCTTGGTCGGGTCGCCGAACGCTTCCATGGCGGCCTGCTTGACCTCGTCGAGCGAGTCTCGGACGTCGTTGATTTGCCGGGTCTCGTCGATCGTGTTGAGCATCCGTTCCCATGCGATGTTTAGGTCGTAGACCGTGTCGGTCGTGTCCTCCATGGAGTCGGCGATGTACCGGTTGGCGTCTGTGGCTCGGAGGCGTGAGTCGTAGTAGCCACGGTAGGCCTCTTGGGTTTGCTCGAGGGCGTCAGCTAGTTGTACGGCTCCCTCGAACTCCTTGGCTAGGACGTCTTCGGTGGGGTTGAGGGCTTTGTCTACGACTCCGACGATGTCGGCGAGGAGATCAACGGTCTCCGATAGGACGGGGACGAGGTTGTTGCCGAGCGCGATCGCAAGGTCCTCGAACGAATCCTTGAGGTCGTCCATGTTTGCCCGGTATTTGCGAGCGTTCTCGAGTTCCTCTTGGTTGATGACCTTGGCGTCGGAGACCTCGGCAAGGGACGCGCGCAGTTTGTCGGAGCCTCCGGCGATGAGTTCGGACATGGACTGCCAGCCCTTGCCCAACAGTTCGGAGGCGACTCGAGCACGTTCGGCTGGGTCCTTGATGCCGTTCAGCCGGTCGATGGTGTTGAGGAACGTCTCGTTGGCGTCTACCGATCCGTCTTTGGCGTAGGCGACTTGAACGCCCAACTCCTCAAACAGTTCGGGCGAGTTGCCGAGCTGCTTGTTCATCTTGCCGATGGAGGTCTCCAGCGAGCCGGCTTCGATGCCGATGTCTCCGGCAACCTCGGCGAGCCGGGATGCTTCCTCGACGGTGAGGCCGGTGGCGTCGGACAGTTCTCCGGCTGCGAGGGCGACCTCTTGGAACTTGCCGATTGACTTGACGGCGAACGTGGCGATCGAGGCTCCGGCGGCGATTGCGAACGTGGCGGCGTTGGCCTTGACGGTGTCGAGGGCGGCTTTGCTTCCGGCCTTGAACTTGTTCATCCCACCTTCGGCGTCATTGACGGCGCTCTTGAAGTTGTTGAAGGCGGCCTTAGCGGCCTTGATGCCGGAGTCCTCAAGGGACGTAATGATCGGGATCTGGATTGCCATTAGAGCCTCACCTTCATGAGTTCGCGGTTGGCTTGGCGGACAACCTCGGCGACGACCTTCTCCATCTCGGCGATCGTGGGTCCGAGGTTGGTCTCGATGTCACGCCACATGAAGCGTGAGGCGTCGCCTAGCCGGGCGTTTAGTTCTTCAGCGAAGTTCGGTCGGCGGTACTTGGGTTCCCGTTTGGACTTGGTGCCTCCGGCCTTGCCTGCCATGTCCACGATTGCCACGGGTGCGCTCCGGGTGATGATGCGGACGATGTTTACGGGCTTGGTGGTGGAGGTGGCGTTTACGTTCCGGCGGGGTCGGCGCGCGTCGATCTTGATGACGGAGGTCTTGCGATTACCCCATCCGGTGCGACCTTGGTGCTCCATGCCGGAGAGCGGTGCCTCGGTTGGGATGCGGTTGTTGATGTCGGTGACGAGAGGCTTGAGGACGTTGCGGATCTCGCGGTTCAGCTCCTTGCGGAGATCCGGCTCTACCTTGCCGAGATCGCGGAGCGTCTCGCCGAGTCCCTTCATCTCGATCGTCATCGTCTGGCCTTCTCTGCTTCCTTGTCCTGCTTGTTGAGTTGGCGGATCATCTCGTCGACGATCGCCGGGTCTGTGTCGCAGAGGAGGCTGGGTGCGATCCCGGTTCGGAGGGCCAGCGTGGCGATCAGTCGGGTGACTTGTCCTGCTTCTCTGCTCTGTCTTTTGGGAGGAACTTCACTCCGGCGATGGTGTCCAGCCATGGGGTGAACAGCTTCACCGGGACGCCTGCCGCCTTGACTGCTTCCCACGCTAGGTAGGCCATCGGCTTGAACTTCGGGTCGTCGAGGAACGATGACCACGAGAGGTTCGGATGATGGTCCTCCCACTTGCAGGCGACCCCGTAGGTCACCGGAACTTGGTGGACTTCGCCGTCGAGCATCTCGACTTCAATGAGCATTCCGATCATGGGCGAATCCTACCTAGCGGAGGGTCGTAGATCAGGGAGCGGTGATGTCGCGAGCGAAGGTGCCGCCGACGAACTCGAGGGTGATCATCGCGAGTTCTCCGACCGTCGAAGCGATCGGGGAGAACGAGGCCAGCATGGCGTTCGTGATGGTGTACTCCGGGTTGCTCGCCGACTCGGTGGTGCCGGAGGGCGAGATGACGAGTCCGGTGTTGCCTTGTCCGACGAGGGCGGCGCACATGGTCTCGATCTCGGAGGTGGCTCCGCTACCGCCGTAGGACAGGTAGCACTCGATGGAGACGCTCACGGCCTGCAGGCCTTGGACGTACTTGCGTCCGGTGTCTCCCATGCTGGTGGCCTCGAGCGAGTCGTAGCCGACGGTCAGAGTGACGGAGCGCACCTGATCGCTGATGTCGTAGGTCGTGGCACCCTGCGAGATGTTCACGGTTGCGTTGGACAGGAATGTGGTCGTCGCCATTGTTGGCTCCTTCTTCTAGTTGCGTTTGCTGGAGATTCGGACGGTCAGGTCGTAGGCCGGTAGTTCCTGCGACCCGATCTGTGCGATGGTGGGTTGGCCTCCGGTGATTGCGAGCGACGAGTTCATGAGGGCGTCGATCGCGGTAAGGAGGTAGTCGCCTGAGTCTTGGTTGCCGGGTGGCGGTGCCAGGACTCGGATCGTGATGGTGATGTCGCCGACGTTGTAGGTGAAGGCATCAAACGTGGGGAGTTCGATGAACACGGTGAGCGGTCGGGCGTTCCGAGGGTCTGTGACGGGGACATACCCTCGAGCGGTGATGACGTTCGCGACTGCGGTGATCGCTTCCGCGAACATTCCTGTGGCTGGCATCTCACGCCACCTGACTCCTGCGGACGCCGAGCAGCTGCATGATGCGACCGTTCGTCAGGGTGGGCACTCCGACGGACATGGACTCGAACGACTGGAAGGAGTCCACAGAGCCACGTTCCCTGTACAGCGCAGAGGCATACAACGTCGCTCCGAGTTGGACGGATGCGTCGGGGGCCGTGGTGGGCGAGTCGAAGTAGCCGGCCTGTTGGCGTCTGCGGAAGCACCATTGGTTCGCAGCTGCGACACACGTGGCGATGTAGGCGGTGTCGTTGGCGGTCGCACCGGAGATGCCGAGGAACTCGGTCACGAGGGCCGACGTGGTCCACGTGCACGAGATGCTCCACGTGAGCGTCCCGGTGGGGATCGCCGCTGTGCGCTCGAGGTCGGTGCCTGCGTCATAGAACAGCAGTTGGTTGGGGACAATGACGTCGTAGTTGTAGAGGAGGTCTCCCTCCTGATCTACGCCGACGAACAGGAACGTCGGCACAGCGAACACGGTGTGCGTACCGTTCAGGCCGTGACCGAGGCCGGACAGCGTTATCGTCTGCCCGACCCCGATCTCGGTGTCCTCGAGGGTCTGGACAATGGCGTAGTCGTCGAGCCTCATGTGCTCGATAACTGTGTAGGTCGCCATGGTGTAGTCCCTCGTCCTTCTGCTGTGCCGTGCGTCAGGCCTGAGTGATCTTGTAGGTCTTGCCGGTGTTGATCATCGTCACGGCGAAGTAGCCCCTGATAGCCAGCTCTCTACCGAGGATGGTCGGCTGGTTGAGGCTCACGATGCCGCGGGCATCCTCATAGATCTCGTACGGAGCCTTCGTGCGCGGCTCGCACACGCTCAGGATGCAGGTCTTCGCGGCGAAGTTCTTGTCGGCGACGAGCTGCAGACCGAGGACGTTGCCCACGGCGTTGGCGGCGTTGATCGAGCCGGCGGCGTTCATCGGTCCGATCACGGGGAACAACGGACGGCCTGTCGAGTCCGTGAGAGATCCGAGCTGTCGCCACACATCCAAACTGACGAAGAGCTTGTCGGCGAACACGTTGCCGTTGGCGGCGATCGTCTGAGCGCCGGTGTAGATGGCGGCGACGACGGCGTCCGGGTCGGTGAAGTCCACGTTCGCGGCGGAGGCCTGCGTGGTCTGCGCCAACAGCTGATCGGCGGCGTAGTTGTCGGTGGCGTCGGCGTACTGACCGAGCATGTCGTCGAGGACGATCTGCACGGCGTTCGGGTCGGTCCAATCGATCACTTGCTCTGACAGAGTCTGACTGCCCGCAAAAGTGAGTTTGCTGACGACCTTGTCCTCGACGACCTGCGTGGTCGCCGACACGGCGGTGAGCTGCGTCGACTGCTGACCGACGCTCAGGTGGGTATCGATGTAGGGACGCACGAACGTGGTGCCCGAGCGCTGGGGCATCGCGCGGACGCCGAACGCATCGCAGACCGGACGGAGGGCGACGAGGTTGTCGTACGTCGGTCCGAGGATCGGGGCTGGCAGGATACCGGGCACGTTGCTGGTGATCTGGTCACCGGCGGCGGCGTTCAGTCGAGCGTTGTACTCGGCGAACTCGGAGCCTCCGGCAGCCATGGCTGCGAGGTACTCGGCGGCGGTGGGCAACTTGAACTCGCGCTTGGCGCTCGCGTAGATCGGGGTCGTGGCGACTGCGGCCTCGACGGTGGTGGGCTGGACTTCCATGTTCTCCTCCTCGGAGTCTTGGGTTGTGGGTTCTTCTTCTTGCTGGGGTTCGATCGTCTCGGCTTCGTCAGCTGAGGCGGCGACTGAGTACACCTGTGCGTCGGCGTATGCCGGGACTGTCACCACGGACAGTTCCAGCCATCGGGCCTCGGAGACCTCGAGGACGCCTTCCTTGGTGCGTGTGAACTTGAGCGGTACGGCTCCGACGGACACGGAGTCGAGTGCGCCCATGGCGAGTAGGGCGAGGCTGTCGTCGGCGGCGCGCGTGGTGGCGAGCTTCGCCGAGAACATCATGCCCTCGTCGGTGGACACTCGTTCGGTGACGACGCCGATCACTCGGGTGTCGTCGTGGAACTCGAGCAGCTTCGGGGCCGGTCCGTCCTCGGGGAGCGATCCCTTGAGGAACTTGACCTGCTCACCACCGGACAGGGTGGCGACGGTGTCCCACGGGACAGCGAGGCCGGTGATGGTGCGTGACGGTGCGTCGCCTTCGGCGGCGTCGAGCGTGACGAGTTGGGCGGTGAGCCGGATCATCGGCGTCCTCCTTCGTTGATGCGGACCTCGGCCTCGTCCTCCACCTCGACGTCGGCGAGCGAGTTCTCGCTGAGATAATCCTCGACGTCGAAGGCGACGTAGCGGTTTTGGGGGAGACAGAAGGACGACGAGAGCGTCTCCTCGATGCAATGGAGGATCTGCTTCGCGCCGAACAGGTAGAGGTCCTGTCGGGCCTGTTGGGCGTTCTGGTAGGTGAACGATCCGGGGACGCCGATGCCGAGCAGGTACGGGGGGATGCCGCATTGCCGGGACAGCTCGAGCGCTTGGAACTGTCGGGACTCGACGAGTTGCAACTTGGACGGGTCGGAGGTGAACTCCTTGAAGGTGACCACGGAGTTGAGTGCGCCGATCGCCGAGTTGCGTCGAGCTGCGGACCATGCGGCTGCGAGCTCTGCGAGTTCCTCGCCGGACATCGGTTCGGAGGCGTCGGTCTGCTGGAGGTAGCCGGCGGCGATCTCGTTCACGGCGAAGCGGTCGGCGGCTCGGTCCAGTTTGATCGCGGTGTTGATCGCACGGTCGCCGGTCCAGAGGAGGCCTTGGGTCGGGGCGATGAACTGGAGCACGTTGTCCATGTCGAGGGCCACGCCGTTGAAGGTGGCCTCTTGCGACGGGCCGAACCGTTGCGGACCCTGCTGGTCCATCATCGCCACCATCGACGCCGGGAGCCATTGGAACGAGAGCGGCCTGCCGGTGGCGGTGGACCTTGAGGTCACGTACCACCACGCAGATCCGTGGAGCATCAGGTCCGTCGAGGTCTGGGACATGATGAAGTTCCGGGTCACCTTGGGGTCCGGTTGGCGCATCCATTGCTCGAGCTCGAGGTAGATCTCCTCGTATTCCTCGCCGGTCCATTGGAGCGTGTAGTGCTTGAGTCCGAGGCATCCCACGACCGAGGCGATCATCTGCACAGACCGTGCGACGGTGGGGACGCTCAGGGCCTGTTCCTCGGCACTCCCGACTGAGTACGTGTAGAACTGACCAATCTGAGCGGCTGATCCGGCGGCAGCCTTGAGCGGTGCGGACGCGAACGCCGCCTTCTGCTTCTGCCTGCCGAACGCCATACGACGGAGTCTCCCACCGTTTACAGGTGAGGTCTACTCATGTCAGCCAGATGCGAACGCCGCCTTTTTGCGGACGGCTGGGGCGAGCGCGCGACCGGCTGCGAACACGGCGCATCGTGCGAGTTCGATCGGCCCGGGGGACTTCTGTGCGGAGAGCGGTGCACCGTCGTTGGTCTTGACCATGACGGCCTGATTGATGTGCTCTGCCAATGACACTTCGCCGGTGTGTCGGATCTGTCCGTCAAGGATCGCACGACGCACGATCGGCGTCATCGTCTTGAGTTCGCGGTAGCCGACGATCTCGGTCCGTCTCCGATAATCCGGTGGGATGAGCGGCTCGTAGCCGGGCGTGATGAGGAGCTGTGTGTCGTTGCCGTCGAGCACCTTTGCGATCTCGGTCCACATGGCGGTCTGCCGGTCTACGACGAACGCCACGGTCACGATCACCTCGAGGCCGGAGCGGACGGCTCGGACGCCGACGATCCGGTTCTCGTCGAGGCTGGAGTCCACGGCGAGGAACCCTCCGGTCGGTGGTTCGCCGGTGGTGGTGAGACCGTCCCAGACGTCGGGGGGAAGCCACGAGTCGTTGGCTCCTTGCCACAGGTTGAGGTGCGCGCGGACGAACTCGGCTCGGGGGATAGAGGTCCATGCGTCCTCGAGCGCTTCTTGGTCCACGGTGATCCCGAGGGCAGGGTTGGCGGCAGGCCACCATCGCCGGTCGGACGGATCGATCCCGGCTGGAGGGGAGAACTCGCAGAAGTACATCCGTCCCGTCTGCCCGGAGTCGATCGCTTGGATGCCTTGTGCGCGCATCTGCTGGAGGACGGTCGAGCCGGCGTCTCCGGCGGTGGACCAACAGGACATCTGCGAGTCACGGCGCGCGATCATCGCAGGCCTAAACGCCTGATAGACGACGGACGGCTTGATCTGCCAGATCTCGTCGAGGAGCAGGTAGTCAATCGAGTAGCCGTGCTTGCCGTCGGTCGCAGCTGCGAGCCGGATCGTCGAGCCATCCGGGAACGTCAGGGACTCGCGTCCGAACGACTTGTAGGACTTGGCTCCGAACTTCTCGGTGAGCACCGGCTCCATCTCACGGAACATGACCGAGACTCGCTCGTACTCGTTGGCGACCAGAACGACCGACTGTGGCTCTCCTCGGTTCGCCGCCATGCCGACGGCCCACCACGACGCGAGCACCTTCAAGGCCACGGACTTCCCTTGCTGTCTCGCCGTCGAGGTCAGAGCGCTCGAGAACAGAAGCCGACCGTCGTCGCCGTACGTCAACTGATCGTCGATGACCTTCTGTTGCCAGGGCATCAGCGTGATCCCGTAGATCGCCTTCGCAAACGACGCCACCTCGAGGCCGAATGTCCCGGCACCCTCGACCGGCGTGACCAGCCTCGGAGCAGATCCACCTCGAAGCGTGTCCGTTCCGGCTCGGTTCCAGTCGGTTCCGGCTGGTTCCGTCTCGTTCAGAGAGAACGAGGATGGGGCATCGGGTCTC